CCATCCCACCCGGCATTAATGTTGGGTATCCTTCAGCGAACTCATTAAGGCCCTCAGCGGCAAGTATCTGATCTGTATCAGTCAATAATCTTGGCAGGCCACCATCTCCGGCGTCTAACCCTAAAATAGCGCGACACTGTGGAGTAAGTTCTCCACCCTGATCAAGTATTGATTGGCACTCGGATACTGTTTGAGTCATTACACGTACACCACTGTAACCGAAGTTACGTCAGTTACGACCGCATATGCACTTGTAGCACAACGGATTGGGTTGTCGGAAAAATCAATGTACTGCGTAGCGGTAGCCGATGCTGGCGTTGCTAGTTCAAGAACAGTTGAGCCGCCTGAGCCGCCGTCCTTTATAGCAATACTCCCTGCTGTACCGCTAGCTACATAGTAGATAGAAGCGATACGAGCAGGGCCAGCAAACACGTTACCGTCGGCAGTCAGAGTTGTTGACTTACCATCAGATCGCATGTCGCTCTCCTAAATTAACCTGCCGACACAGTAATAGTGCCGCTGTTGTTCCAAAGAGCGCCAGCAACTTCTGGGTCTGAAGTAGGTAGGATGATGTAGCCAGTTACATTGCCAGTTACGTCACCAGTTACGTCACCAGTTACGTCACCAGTTACGTCACCAGTTACGTCACCAGTAAAGCCGTTAGTCGAAGCGACTGGGCCAGAAAAAGTAGTTTGTGCCATTACGAATTCTCCGTGTTGCAGCACTCACCATATCGTCTCTGCAAAGTCCGCTGGGTCGGTCGATATGGCTGGATGTCCCAGACCTATGTGTGTTGTAACACATAAAACAGAAAATAAAAAGGGCTCCCGAAGGAGCCCTCTAAACTCTAGCGCTTATGCACCAGTTGTGCCGTAGATCGCCAATGGATCAGACCAACCGAATGAGTAGCGCTCACGAGCCTTGTAACGTACGTTACCAGTATCGAAGTCGCCTTCCATTTTAGTTGTTAGGGCAGTACGAACAAAGTGCTTCAGACCGTTTGGAACGTCAGTAGTTAGGAACCACGCGTCATTGTCAGTCAGGAAGTTGTTGATGCTGTAGCCGCCAGAGATAGCGCCGTTGGTTGCGATAGCGTTGACATCGTTATCAGCAGTAGAAACACGACCTTCAGTTTCCAACAGACGAGTTGCTACGAACTGTAGCGCTGGTGGAATGATCAGTTTCTTAGGACGCGCTGCGATCAATAGACCACGCTCATCAGTCCAGCCAGAGATCGCGATGATTGCAGCTTCAAGAGAAGTTTCGTTCAAATCAGCGTCAGTAGAAGGACGGTTAGCGTTAGTGCCGCCGTTCACCAATGGGTGAGAAGCTGAACACAATGAAACGCCGTCGCCACCAGTGTAAGAAGCTGAGAACGCGTTGTTCAACACAGACGCAGCTTTAACTTGCTTGGTGTNNGTGTAAGCCATAGCGCGAGCTAGTGCCTTGGTGTAACGAGACGACAGTGAGTCGTACAGGTTATCTTCAACCGCTTCTTCAGTGATTGAGAAGCCAAGAGCGATAGTCTCGTGGTTGTAACGAGAAGTGTAAGCTTCCTGCGCAGAATCGTAAGAGATTGCTGAGCCTTCACCTTTAACAGGTGCCTGACCAAAGCCAGAAAGTTTTACTTCTTCTTCGAACGAGCGGTCAGAGCTTTCAGTATCAAAAATCTCTTTGTGCTGTTCGCCGTAACGGTTGTACTCCATACCGAAAAGAGCGTTAAGCCCCGGTAGGAGTTCCTTCAACATTTGGGCGCGTGAAATTGCCATTGTTAATTACTCCTTATACACCAGTGTTCATGGTCATGTGGTGGTAGTCAGAATTGATCTTGACCAATACCGCATTAGCACCAGTTGTTGGGCGCAACGCAACGATCTTGAATGCTGCTGTTGTAGTAGCAGTAGTCGCATCCAAAGCAGAAGTTGAGTTACCAGTGGTGGTTGAACCAGTCGAAGTTGACTGAACAGCCGCTAGAGCACAGTTGTTACCAATCATAGTCTGAGTAGCAGCTGCGTCTAGGTCAGCTTCAAACAATACGTTTGGATCATCAACAACGTACGCAGTAGCGTTAGTCTTACCTGATGGGTAGTACTGTGAGTGTACTGTCTGACCTTGGTCATTTTCGTACTCACAACCAACAAATACGCCAATAGCACCGATGCTAGAGCCGCCAAGGTTGTTAGTAGTCGCATCAGAACCGTCGCCAGTTGCCAGTGCAATGTAACCGTCGCTACCAAGAGTAACTAGCTGTCCGTTGAACAGGTTAGTTGCTTCGCCAGCTGGGTCAATCAAATAGTTGCTAACAGCACCCGCGTAAGGCATTCCGTCAGCACGTTTTACAGGTCGTAAACCGTAAGCCATGAGATTATCTCCAATAAAAAGAAAAAGATTTATTAACCCTTGCCAAAGCTAGTCGCAGACTTTTTGTCTGAGAACAGCGGCATGCGAGGGTCGTTCTCACGCATAAAACTATTATCTACAGAGTCAATCTGAGCCTGATTGTTGCGATTGATATAATCAGTGCGCTGTTCAACCATCTCAGTTGGCATCTTACAAAGGATAAGACCGCCGATCTCTACGAGACCTGACGCCTGTGCGTCTTTGTCGACCATCAGAGCAAGCTCTGGGTGATCTTCTAAACGACAGGTTTCCCAACCTTCGCGAGTTTTACGCGAAAAATTCGTTGGGTCACTCACTCCCAACATACTTTTACGAATGTAACGGAACTTATATCCGTCTTCAGGTGCAGGATCAGGGAGCAAGCTCGCTGGCGCCCACGCCTTCTTGCGCGCGGTTTCCTCTCGTGTTGATTGTTCGCGATTGAGTGGTTTTGCTGTACGTGTTGTCATTTTAAGACTCCTGTTGCCTAATCAACTCTTTCGCATAAGCTTCTGGTGAAACACCAAGCTTTTTAGCAATCGCCAGTTGAGACCGTGTTAATGCTACCTTCTTGCCCTTAGCCGTACGGCCTACGGGTGCGACGTTGGTAGTTGGGCGTCGCTTTTCTCTTTTTGGAGCGTCCTCGAATCTATCGGGGAACACCTCACGCATGCGAGCGTCAATTCGCTCGTAGTATTCGCTAGTGGAAGGAGGCACGCCTTCTTTCACCAACCGTTGGTGGATGCCAAGCGCAAAGCTAGTCATCTCATCGTCGTTACCAAACCACTGGTTCCTGTTACCCCAAGCTTTCGCTTGATCATCGGGTTCTGGTGCGCGAACCGGTTGTTCGGGTTCTTTGAACTGATTATATACCTGCTCCGGTTCCTCTTGTAAAGTGTACCTAGGAGACATACCTGATATTTGTTCAGCTTGGTACGTAGCACGGGATAGTTCCTGTTGAGCGTTTGTGATCATTTCAGAGTCACCTTGCTCATACGCATCACGGTACGCACGCTTAGCTTGTTCAAGCTGAAGAGCTGCACGCTGCTTAGCTTGTTCAAGGGCCCAGCCTTCACCTTCAGACAACTGTTTGCGGAGCGTGTTACGCTCTTCCATCAGCTGTTTAGTTAGGCGCGCGGCTTCTTCACGCTCACGAAGCGCGGCTTCTTTTTCACGGCGCTCATCGTGCCAAGCTTTCTTCATTTGATCAATACGCTGCTTGACCTTAGCTGAGTATTCTTCAGCGTCTACGTTCTCAAGCTCAGCCTTCACGTCATCAGGAAGCGGCTCACGGCCTCGATCAGACTTTGGCGTATCGTCAATAACTTCGATCTCAAGATCGTCTTCAGGCTCCGATTTAGCCTCTTTCTTCTTAGGCTTCTCTTCGTCCTCGATGTTGATCTCAATCTCATCATCTTCTGCTGTTTTCATGCCCGGTGGCATGCCTGATGGGTCAGAACCCACGACAAATTCTGTATCGTCGAAATTGTCTTCTTGATTAACAAGTGCCATGTCTTAAATCCTCGAAAATGCGTTAGGGTCGTTAACTACGGCTTCAACTGAGTCGTCGTTGATTAGGCGGAACAGCTCTTTACCGTTAGTTTTAAACCGTGTGCCAGAGTAGGCACGGATCATTACGTAATCGCCGACTTTACAGTACGGGCCATTAGGGAATCGCTTTTCGTCAAGATAGGCGTCTGGACCCATATCAACTACCTGAACAACCATTGACGATATCTCGTCGTTCTTTAGCTCAGATGCTGATTTGATGATACCTGAATCACCATATGTGTCTTTGACCTGCGGCAACGCAACTAATATGCGGTAGCCTGTTGGGGTCGGGATGTCTTTTTCTGACAATTCCACGTTTTCTGCGGCGCTCATTGGCGGTCCTCCGATAGTTCGTATGCCCTTAGAAGTTCATCTAAGGTTGATTTGGCGGCCTTAAGGCCATCCAGCTGCCCAACCATATAGCGGTAATCGTCGTAAGACGACGCTTTACCTGATGCGAGCCAGTCAGATACGTGGTTGGTTAACGTATCAAGCTCTTGTTGCGCCTTGGCGGCGAAGGTAGTGATCATTTATCCTCCTTTCTTGGCTAAATCCACTCCCGCTTTCATACCGGCCTTGCGTTCTTCAGACCGGAGTTTTGCTTCAGTCTCACGAAGTTTAGCGCCAGCGTTAACGCCAGCCTTCTTCTCGTCAGATTGAACTCGTGCTGCGTCAATTTGAACTTGGGCAAGCTTGATCTGGTGATCCATCTCGTCCTTCTTCATCTTGCGCTGTAGTTCGCCTTCTTGCAGTTGAAGCTCTTTCTGCTGCATCTGAACAACTGGGTCGTTCTTAGCCGCTTCTGCTTGCTTGGCTTGAGCCTCTTGCTGGTTCTTACCAAGTAGTTTCTGCGCTGCTTCCGCAACCAAACGAGACAGAGCAATCTCAGCTGACTCAGGCAGTGACTCGCCTTCATCCGCGTCGTAGTTAGGAAGCGGTACGCCAAGCTGCTCTTCAAGCTGCTGACGGTACGCAAACGCTAAGTGCTCGTTTATATGCTCTTGGCCAGCCATCATCTTCATCTGCGCTTTTGGATCATTCTTAAGCAGTTCTTGCAGTTTGGGGTCTTGAGCCGCAGCCATGTGCGCTGCAATGTGTGCTTCGTGATCCTGATATGCGAACGCTTTAACTGGCTTACCTTGTAGCATTGCCATGTTCTCAGTGACAGGGTCCATTGGCTTAATATCAGTTTTATCAGGTACTAGTTCGTTTGCGTTTTTAACGCCTAGAACCTCGATCATCTGACGGTGCAACTTAGGTAAGTCGTAAAGGTCGGGTGCCTGTTGCGCAAGTTGCAACAGTGATTGGTACTGGGCCACACGCTGCGCCATTGTCGAAGCGTTCGGATCAGATACCGGAATAATGTCAGTGGTTTTGTAGTCGATGCGACGAGCGCCCATCGGCTCATCGCCGTACGCGTCGTACTCGTAATCCGCTGGAGCCATGTCGGCGACGATCCGTTTAAGAATCTTGAACTCAACCTTCATAGCAGCGTGAACACGCGCCTGAACAGCTGTCATCGTCTTCAGCTGGCGCTCAAGTACAGCTAGCGTAGAACCAACCGCAGAGTTTGCCTGCATGTCAGAGACCTGTACGTCCGCCATAGCAGCAAAACGACGTGCCTCGTCAACGATCTGGCTGAGCATGCCTGAGAGGACCTGTGACGGCTCTTTGTAAGGCAGTGGCATGATGTTGTCGCGGATTGTGCCAGTCGGTACATCGACGTCTCTGAACTCACCCGGAGCAATCGGAGTGTCGCCACCACGAATACGCATGCCGCGTGTTCTGAAGCCGCCCGGTAGGTTAGACAGCGTACCTGCATCTACAAGCTGACGCATGATAGACGTAGCACCCTTGGCGTAGCCGCCGATCAGGTGAATTAGGCCAAATCCGTAGAATCCAAACCCCGGAACGTACGTATAATGCGTAAAGTGGTTCAAACGACGCTTGTTAGTGTCACCTTCTTCCCAGTTACGGTAGATAGACAGGACTTCACCGGTGCCTTTATCGATAGTAACGACGTACGGAACCTCAATTCCAGTAGGATCGCCGTTCTTATCCGTGTCCTCGAAGCCGTCAATATCAAGTTCGCAGTGAATCTCTAGGATTGTGTAGCGGTCATCCTGTGACGCGTTATACCCACCTAGCTCGTCTTTACGACGACTAACGTCATCGCTGTCTGCTACAGGGTCGCCAAGGTCAACATCACGGTAGAAACCTGACACTTGCATCTTACGAATTTCATTCTTAGAACGTTTCATTCTATGAGTGAATCGCTGACATGTTTCTAAACTTGAAGCGCCGTAACTAACGATAAAATCTTCAGCTGGAACAAATTGTGCTACTGGTCGGTCCAGTGCAGCGTCATAAAACACCTTTTTGAATGCTGAACCAGCGATTGGGAGGTTCCAAAGCACGCGTTCGTGCTCAGAACGGTAATCTGGCATGCCATCAGTCAGCATGTAGTTCATATCTTCGCGAACACGGTTAGCTGCGTCAGTTTTCTCGCGCGAGTACGCGCCGATCAGCTTAGTTTTGACTGGACCCTGCGCTGGGAACGTCTCAACAATAGTTTCCGCTTGGAATTTAACGACTGCTTCCGCAAGTACTGGGTGATAAACGCCAAATGCGCCTTCCCACGGCTCTGATCGATCTTCGATCTTCAGACCGAGGAGCTCCAGACCGTCGTAGTAGGTTTCTTCCCACTCAGCACGGGATTCTAGGTCTGCACTGTAGGCTTCTAGAAGTTCATCGGCGATTACAGACAGCTCGTTCTCGTCGAGCAGCTCAGCGATATTCTCGTTGTGCTCGCCTTCGCCTTCACCGGGCAATATAACCAGCTCCATCCCGCCGGTTTCGATTGAGACCATTTCTGGGTCCACAATCTCAATTTCGAGAGGCTCTTGCGGCCCCATTTCGCTTTCTATCCCAACAGGGGCCTCGTACATTGCCTTTTCAACAGCCATAAGAATTTTCCTTAGTAATACGCCGCGCGAACAGGTTCATAACTGTCTTCATCAGCCCAGTCGTCACTAGGCAACTGTATGAACCCGCCATCTCTAAACCGCATTAGAGCATATATGGTTGAATCCACAAGGTCATCGTGAGGCATGGCTGGGAATCCGCATACTTCGTCTACGACTTCTTCAGCCCACCTTCTACCCGCCGGATACCAGACCATGCCACTAGCAAATATATCTGAAACCGCGTTTAAACGCGCTACTTTATCGCCAGATGCTCTAGTCGGTGTAATTTCCTGTACAGGTATACCAGCTCTTCGCATTTCTTGATAGAGGGCGGTACCTGCCGATTTCTTCTCGACTACGAACCAATCGGGCTCCCAGTCTTGGTATTCCTGCCACGCAACGCGTTTTAGCTCAGGGAATTCAAATCGTTCTTTTATCGAGTTCAACAAGATAATCCCAGCTTGGGACTGTCCAGTCTCCTCGCAGTCGTAGTTAAAAATCCCCCACGTCGTCAGAGCCGTGAAGTCGGCACGGTTGTTTTTCTCTGCTGCGGCGTCGAGAGACATAATGATGTAGTGACACTGCGGTGGGTTATCTTCTTCCCACGGTTGCCACCACTCACGTTTGATTATTGACGCGTCTCGGTTAGTCGGCTGCTGCAAATACTGCGCTGCCCACTGGAATCCCGGCATTGACGCCTTAGTCTTAAGTAATGACTCTACAGGCCACTGTTCTGGCCATAGCGCCGTGTACTTATCTATATCTGGTGCGTTGGGTGGTGCGTCGGCCCGCTCAAACAGAGCTGGGAACTCAACAACATCCCACTGGTCTGCGTCTGGGTTTCGGATCATGTCCGTCTGGAGCTTACCGATCAGGTCCTGCTCTGCCCAGCGTGTTGCCACCACGGCAACTGCTCCTCCCGGCATCAAACGTGTCCGAGCACCGTAGGCGTACCATTCGTACGCTTTCTCAAACACGTCAAAATTACCGTTAAGAACGTCTTGTTCGTTATGGGGGTCGTCGATCACCAGAAGGTGAGCGCCCCTTCCCGCGATAGCGCCGCCAATACCCACCGCGAAATACTCACCTCCACGGTTGGTTGACCAACGACCCGCCGATTTAGAGTCTACAGCAAGCGTCACGTCGGGGAAAATCTGTTTGTACTCTTCTGTCGCAACAATGTTTCGCACTTTTCGACCAAAGTCGACCGCCAAGTCAGCGGTGTGCGACACCATCATGATCTTTTTGTCCGGCCAGTTGCCGATGAACCACGCTGGGAAGAATATGGATGTCAGCTGGGACTTACCCATACGCGGTGCGATGCTGACGGTGGTACGATTCTTGCGCCCGTGCGCCATATCCTCGAGAAGTTGCGCCAATTTCTTGTGATGTGGCCCGATTTTGTACTCCGGCATCATCAATTTCGCGAAATCTAACAGCGACTGCTTCGCTTTCTTAGATGTAGCGCGCGCATCCAGCTCCTCAAGCGCCTCGAGGATGCGAACCCGCTCCTCTTTCTTAAACTGGTGCAGGTTCTGACGTAAGTAACGGAGTTTATCCGGCGACAGACGACCTAAGTTCACTCGAACAAGTCCTTCGGATTCACACTGTCGATGAATTCCGCATCGGATATGTCTTGTGACTCAGCTTCAATCGGCTCGCCCATGAGTCTGTCGAGCTTGGACAGGATAAGGTCTTCGAGTTCCTCGTCTGACTGGTGCTTAACGGTGATCTCTTTGCGCTCTGTGAACAGCGCAACATCCGAAACCTTACCGAGTAGCTCCAACGCGCGCATCCTGATCTTCGGATCGTCGTCGTTTGACTCCTCAATGAGGCGGTTGGTCACGTAAGTCCGCACCTGTTGGGCATCTTCAATGATAGCGTGGTCGTACTGGGTCAGCATTGCGTTCAGGTGCATCATCACACCCGGCAATTTCTTCTCATGTTTAGTGGGAGGTCGTGCAGATTCGAACAACTCTTGTGCTCGGACCTGATCTTCTTCAGTAACGGGCACTTCGTCTCCAAGTTGTTTTAGCACTTCAGCGGTCGCAGCAGACGCAAAGATATCTTCGCGGTCATTTAGCTTCATGCCGCTGCTGTCCATAGGTACCTGATCCAGCGTTGGGATCATCCCATCATCGCTGTGGAGTAAAAATTCTAATGTCATGCGTAGCCAGAAAAGTAATTACTAACTAAGTAATGGGGAATGTAGCCTCTGACGCGGAAAAACGCAACCTAGAAACGTAATAGAATGTGGGACTCCAAAATAAAAACAGGGTGGGGGGTATCTACATACTGGCTGGCTGGCAAAAAAAAGACCCCCCTAGTGGTTGGGAGGTCAAAACACCGACAGGTGGTTGTCGGCATACCCTTCTGGAGAGATTGAGACAGTTCGAGTATTGCATAGTCGCCTTAACAGTAGCTGTATGGATTTCGAGAAAATTTGGGAAATGTTTGTGTAGATTGGCATGTTATAAGTCAGTAGCAGTACGCGGCATTTTTTGTCCCCCCGCCCGTCGGGTACTGTCACGCGCGGAGCGCGGGCCCCCCCTTGGTTTGTCTATTTAGACATTTGACATGTCAACGGTTTTTTGAGATAATAATCACAAGTCGGGGCAATACCGCGTCGGCAAAATCAAATGTCTATTTAGACAAACGGGGAAACCATCATGACTAA